CGATAGTTAAAAATATTGTTTCAAGGTTTTTCTTGGGTAACTATCTTACCAAAGAATGTCAAGATGTTCGGAAGAAGGCTTTAAGCGATAGGAAAAAGGAAGATTAAAATAAAGAAGAAGGAACGAAAGGAGAAGGAACAAATTAAGGGGAAGAAATTAGATGGAGAATCATAAAGATGCCTATGAACAGCATTACAAAATGTGGGATTGGTTAAGTAAAAATCCTAAGGCAGAAAAGGAGGATTATTTTATACAGAAGACTAAGGTGTCTTTACATGATTGTTTTTTATGTGACATATACTTCCATGACAATTGTAATGGTTGTCCTTTGAAAGTAGTTAAACAAGCATGTAATCCAATGACTTCTGATAATTGGTATGAACAATGGAAAATTGCACGAACATTTTCAATGCGAACATACTACGCAGAACTAATTCGAGATGTAGTTTTGCAAAAGGAGGGGAAAAATGAACAAGAAAGACTTTATTGAAATAATGACAGAATTAAAGTTAATATCTGATGCCTCGAGTAAAATCGATAAGGCAATGAAGGAGTTAAGCCCTGATTTTGGAGGATTTTTGAATGATAGGGCAGAAAGTTTGGTGGTAAAACTGCTCAAAAAAGCTATGAATGATGAGTCGGAACATAGCGAGATTGATTATTTTATTTACGAAATAGAGTGGGGCACTAAATTTTACGAAGGTTGTGAACACAAGGATGGAACGAGTATACCGTTGGCAACAGTGGAGGATTTGTGGGATAGGCTGATTGAAACCAAAAGGAGGAATAGTGAAAACTACTATTAAAAGCATACAGTTATATACCTGTGGTTGTCCTGATTGTAAGAGAGTCGAGAGAATGTTAGACAAAATGAATTTGAATTATGAACTATTTGATGTTACTATTCTCGAAGGATTGATGCACTTTTCTTTGATGGTAGGCAACACGGAAAGCATAACTTCACAGAGAATGCCCGCATTAGTGGTGAATAATGCCATATTGTATCAAGGCAAAGAGGCGGTAGAATTTTGTAGGGATATACTCAAGGAAAGGAAAGATAATGATTAAAGACTCAGGAACACGCAGGCAGTTTGAAGATGGTGCTGTCAGGGATATGTCTGTAGGAAAAGGCAGATATGATCTATTACCTACCAGAGCTATTCGTAGGCTGGCACAGCATTATGAGGCTGGCTGCCAGAAATATGGGAATAAAAACTGGCTAAAAGGGATACCGTTAAGCAGCTTTACAGATTCGGCATTAAGGCATTTGTTTAAGGCTATTGAAGGGCAAACTGATGAAGACCACTGGATAGCCGCTGCATGGAATATCATGGCTATTGTGGAGTATCGGGAAAGAATAAAAGAAGGAATAATGGATAAAAAATGGGATGATTTAGAAGGGGGGCAAAATGAAGGAATTGAAGGCGTATTATAGGGCAGTAGAGAGATTAAGGAAAATATTTCTTGAGAAATATTTTGATGAAGATCCAGATTTCTACTGGGTAGGAAACCAAATTGGTGGAGTATTGTTTGTAAACGATTTTTTCTTTAGTGTGGAGAATATTATAGTTTGCTTAAAATTAAAAATTAAAAGTGAGGATTTATTCAGTTGGTATGATTATATTGTCGACCAGGCAATGGTAGGGAAGATTCCAATTAGTCTGGGTAATTGGATGAAACTTCAAGGGGAAATTCCATTTGATAAAAAGAAGAAATATACATTAGATACCAGAATAAAAAAATTAGATGAAGAATGAAAACAAATAAGAATAAAACTAAAATATTATGAAAAAACTTCTTGACAAAATAGAATAAATATGATATATTATTGATATGAATTGAAGAGAGGTTAAACATGGCAAAAACTAAAAAATTAACATATCATATCAAGGTTGGACTCGCTAAGCTGATTAGTGAGGCAAACATGTCTCAAAGCCAGTTTGCGAAGGTTGCGGGGATAACTGATGGTTATTTTAGTTGTGCATTACAGAAAAAAGTAAAAATTGGGGCAACAGCAAGAGCAGGCATACTCAAGGCGTGCCGTAAATGTTTAGGTTTAGAGTTTTCCTTTCATGAAGTGTTTGAGGAGGTTAATGCGAATAATACGGAGTCGTAGCGTAGCATGGCTTAACGCAATTGCTTGTCAAGCAGAAGATCGTGAGTTCAAATCTCATCGACTCTGCCATTTTTTGATATGAATAGAATTATCTATCCATTCCTTATCCCCTGCTGGCAATGAATTCTCCCCAATGGTTGGATTCTCCCAGTTTCTCAACCTATGTTGTCAGTAGGGGAAAAGAAATAGATAGAGACTGTGAGGGGTTGAAATAGGGCAGGAGAGTTGTTGGCTCTCCTGCCAATATTAAAAATGAGCTTGTAGTTTAATTGGCAGATCGTCGGTCTCCAAAACCGAAGGTACGGATTCGAGTCCTGTTAGGCTTGCCAGTTTATTAATAGGAATTATAAATATTTAATTTTATACTACCAAGAGGAGGAAAAAATAATGATAAAACGATTGGTAATTAGGGATTGTCTGGGAATTGAGGAATTGACTGTTAACCCCGGACAGACAACAATAATCAGTGGAGGCAATGAACAGGGCAAAACATCGATATTAGAAACGATTGAAAAAGCCCTGTATAATACAAAAAGAAGAGGAAGTTTTGTAAAAATAGGTGCAGAAAAGGCATTTATTGAACTAACAACAGATGACGGATTAATCGTAAATAGAGTTGTTAGCGAGGATGAGGCGGGGTTAGATAAGGGGACAGTCAAAGTAACTAAAGACGGTATCCCAATAAAATCTCCCGAAACATTTCTAAAAGAATTATTTGGTATTGCAGGGAAAAAGACTGATATGTTTAGTTTTAATCCTGTAGATTTTATGTTAAAGAAAGATACTGAGCAGACGAATATTTTATTAAAATTACTACCTATATCTGTTACATTACAGGACTGCCTTGAATGGTTTGGCGAATCAATTAATGTGAATTATGAGAAACACGGCTTGCAGGTGATTAAGGATTTAGAACAATGGTTCTATGAGGCAAGACGAGAGGCTAATAATAGGGTTAAGGCAATAGATGATGAGTGTATAGCGGTGGCAAAAAGATTGCCTGATAATTACAATCTGCAAGAGTGGGAGATGATAAGCCTGAAAGCGAATTATGATATTTTGCGTGAGGCTGAATTATCCAACAGGAAGATTGAAAATAGTCGAAAAGTTACTGACAGCTATAATGACGAGAAGGAGCGAATTAGTAATTTTTATCTCTTGCAGGAAAAAGAGGTATTAGACCAAGAAACCATAGAACTGGAAAAGACCAAAGCAGCTATTGAAACAGACAAAACAGCATTGAGGGAACAAATTACCTCAATTGATGAACATATCAAGAGATTGGAGTCTGCAAAGGCTGGTCTTTGGAATGAACTGAAAAATCTGGATGCAATGAAATTACAAGAGAAAAAAGAGGCATTGCAGGGAGTATCATCTGAGAAACTGAAAAATATTGAAAGCAGCAAACAAGTAAAGCTGAGTGAACTGGAAGGACAGAGAAAAATGGCAGAGGATTATATCAAAGAAAATCAGCCAGTAAACACTGCAGCAATCAATGAGGAATGCATAAGGATAGAAGAAATGAAAAGCTTTATCCCACTGGCAAAGGAAGTGGATGGACTAAGGACACGATTAAAAAGAGAACAAGCTACGGCAAGACATTATGATGCCTGTGTGAAGATAGCTAGAGAAAAACCTGTGGAGTTATTAATGCAAACAGAACTACCTATAAAGGGACTAAGTATTAACAACAAAGGGATTGTAACTATAAATGAGTTACCTATTTCCAATCTGTCCACCTCTCAACAAATAAGAGTCTGTATTGCTATAGCAAAGGCTATAGCAAAAAATACCATATTAAAACTTATCTGTGTAGATAAATTAGAATGCTTGGACTCGGATGTTAGAGAAGAGTTTTTGCAACAGATTGAGGAGGAAGTGGATTATCAGTTTTTTGTAACCATCGTAACTGAGGGTGCTTTGAAAATCGAAACGACAGGGGGTGAAAAAAAAGATAGTGATATATGTGAAAAAAAATAAAAGAGGGAGAAAAAATGTTAAAAATAACAAAAGCCTGTGAGGTAACAAAGGTAAGTACGATTATCGTGTCCCTATATGGACAGCCAGGAATTGGGAAGACAAGTATGTCATCCACAAGCAACAAATCATTATTGCTTGACTGTGATAGCGGAGCTTATCGCTCGGAATTCACTGGCGACAGAGTTGAAGTGAAGAACTGGTCGGATATTGTAGGTATTACAGTAGAAGACATAGAAGGATATGATACGATAATTATTGATACGGTTGGTAGAGCGTTGGAATTTTTGTCTGCTGCTCTAATAATCCAAAATCCAAAGCTCTCTAAAAAAACAGGAGAGCTTACAATTGCTGGTTATGGAGCAGTTAAACAATCCTTTCGCTCTTGGATTGGTGGATTGCGAACACTTAACAAGGATATTGTTTTTGTTAGTCACGAGAAGGAAGAGAGAACAGGGGATGACAGAATTGTCCGTCCAGATATACAAGGAGGAACATATGGGGAGATATTAAAACTTGCTGATGCAATGGGATATATGTATCAAGAGGGACAGAATCGAATTATCGACTTTACGCCAACCGATTATCATATAGGAAAGGACTCTGGGAAAATCGGAAAAATTATTATTCCTCATTTTGGGCAAGAACCAAACTTTCTCAGTAAGATAATCCAGCAAATAAAAGATACTCTTAATAGGGTATCGATGGAGAATAGAAAGATTTCTCAAATTGTTTCTGCGTGGAGAACAAGAATTGATGAAATAAAAAATAGTGAAGAGGCAAACTGTTTTTTATTGGAGATAAAGGAAGAAAAGAACCCTACTGTATTGACACAGGTTAGAGGATTGTTGGCAAAGAAAACGAAAAATTTAGGGTTAAGGGTTAATGCCCATAAACAGTATGAGTTGATTGTTGATTGCCCTGATAAAAAGCCTGAATCAAGTGAAACTTTTTGTCCAACTCAAGCATGTTTTACTGATTGTCCTGTATTTACCAAATACAAGAGGTAAGGGTATGTATAGATTATCTCCAACAATGTTAGATTCGTATAGACTCTATAAGACAACCAACTGGAAGTCTTATACCGACATAGTCTCAACAATTAAAAAAGAGGTTGTTGAGACTGAGCCGATGAAAGTTGGCAGGGCTGTTCACCATATAAAGGAGGGTTTGGGAACAGAAAAATATGGAATGGTATTGATTGATGGGTATATTTTTAGGGGAATAGAAAAGGAGGATAAAAAGTATATCTCTGAGCTAAAAATTACTCCTAAGATACAGACCCCTTATGGCAACTGCATAATCTCAATGGTGGCAGATGCTATCTATGGGAATGAAATAAAAGAATATAAAACAACCCAAAGCCCCATTGATATTGGTAGGTATATGGAATATTATCAATGGCGATGTTACCTCTGGGGATTTTGTGCCGAAAAAATCATATATGAGGTAATGGAGATTAACCAATGCAAGGACGGAATATGGAAAGTGAAGAATACTGAAAAAATTTCATTGTGTCCATATATAGGGATGGAGGAAGATATAAGATTGTTAGTAGAAGATATGATTGCTTTCTGCCATTCTCAAGGGTTGCAAAATTACATATTAGAATAAGTATAAAAATTGGGAGGGGAAAATATGTTACAAAAACTTGTTCACGATCATCAATGGAATTTCCGAAAATGGTCGTTACCTGTCAAAAAACAGGAATATCGGGGACTAACCGCATATGTGCCTGATAATAGCAACTGGATAGTTAAGATGGTGCTGTTGACTGGCTTAGTAGTGATAATGGTGATGTGGGGCATTCATCAAGTCAAATGTTGGCAAGGGGCAATACAAGCCGAGAGCATAGAATATGCGAGTTATTCGCAGGGAGATAAAACGGTAGTCGTGACATCAGGTAAGGGGAGTGAGTAATTATGATGCTGTTATTGGAAACTCTTACTACTGACGGAAAGATTAGCTTAGTTAGAGCTATAAAAATAAATCTATAAGGAGAAAATAGTAATGAAAAGAAGATCTTATGTGAGTTGTTATTTTGAGCCAGCAGGTGATGCTTGCGAGAATATTGTGGGGTTTATTAGTAGATGTGAAAAGAGGCTTGATATTTGTGCGTATTATCTTACATCTAATGCCATAACCACAGCGATTGCTGGAGCTGTGAAGAGAAAAGTTAAGGTTAGAATTTTGGCAGACAAGACAAATAGCAGTAGCAAAGGGAGTGATGTTATTCTATTTGCACAAGCCGATATACCTTGCAAAGTGAATGATAAAAGTGTGCGATATATGCACAACAAGTTTATGATAGGTGATAAAAAAGCTATTATAACAGGTTCTTTTAATTTCACAAAGAACGCTGAACGAAACGCTGAAAATATTGTAATAGTGCGACTATTGAAAGTCGTAAAAGAATACCAAAAAGAGTTTAATAGATTATGGGAAATAGGAGAGGCGTTTAGTGATTAATCGAAATTAATCTCTACATAAAAAGGAGTAAAATGATGAAAAGATTAAATGAAATACGAATTATTGGCAGGGTGACACAAGCAGGGGAGATTAAACCGACAGCAAACAATCTTTTATACAAGTTTTCAATTGCTGTAGACGGTAAGAAAACCAGTTTTTTTAATGTTATCACATGGGATAAAACTGCCACATCGTGTAGTAAATTATTATCAAAGGGCAAAGCGGTATACATTGAGGGCTACCTTAAGCAGAATGCCTGGAAAGATAAGGAAACAGGAGCTAATAGAAGTATAGTTGGGATAGTGGCAAATTATGTTGAATTAGTGGAAAGCGATAATAAGGACAAGAAGAGCTGTAAGACAGAGACATTGTCATAAGAGGCTATAAATGATGATGTTCCGTTTTGAGGAGGATAAAACATGAAAGAGTTAAAATGCCCAATTTAAATTTTTTATAAAAAAGTAAAAATAATCCTTGACAAATATAAAAATATAATGTATATTCTTAATTAGGTATTTGTGAGTAGGCTTTGGCGTTGATTTCTCCGAATATCTCCTCCTAAGCGATGAAACTAACGAGGGGTTAAGTTAGCGAGTTTTCAATTGACCCTAAACTCGAATTGAATAGTAAATTTTCCTATGTACCTTCTTGCCTATGATGAAGGAGGGGTAGGGGAGGTGTCTTAAAGAAGGCGTTGATTTCTTTCTCCCCCTTTTACTCAAAATCTTCAAGGGGTTATTATTTAGAGAAGAGAAAGTTAATTAAATTATTATAAATAAAGTAGAATAATACTAATAAGGTAATAGTTTATTAGTATTATCAATGCTTCTACTCTATTTATAATAATTTAATTGCCGATGGAAAATAATGCTTTATATCTGTAGAATATTACGGAATATCAAAAGTTATCCCCTTAATGAAAATAATAGACACAGTCAATTTGATGACTACATTTGGAAGATTCGAATTATCCTTTACAAATATCAAGGGTAATCGGTATCGGCAACCGTAGAACCAATAATAGAATATAAGGCACAAAAATCTCTGGGCTTTTTGAGCAATTCTCAATAGGGGATTCCCTGAATAAGGCAAGAAAAAAACATCGATATATCCGATACTCTCTTCTTGTCTTTTTATGTTCAATATAGATAGGAGAAAGCTATGGGGATACCAAATACGGCTCTTCAAGAAGCTATAGATTATCCAATCGGAGATAAGCTGGACGAAATTATAAGCAGTGTTAGTCTCCATCTTTCACAATGTCCTCTCTGTGCTAATCCAGGCACATCAGAAGTTGCCTGCTCTATGTTACAAAATGGACATTCTATCGCTGAAATCTCCCTTCGATTATCAATTCCAACAGAAAAAATCAAAGAACATCTTACAGAAGTTTTTGCATTATCCTCAGTTGATATTTATGCTAAATTAGCCTTATTAAAAATAATAGCAGCAATCCATTACATAGATATAGAGGATGGAAAAATCAGGGCAAGTGATATTATTAAAGCCATAGATACGCTTATTTCGTTTTCAAATAAAGGGCAAGCGAATAATGGAGAGAATGTTTCTCAAAAGAAGATGGAGCATTTATCAACAGTAGAACTCTTAAATAGGAGAATTGGCAAATAAGCCTTAAACTACTATGGCTATCAAAGAAGAAAGATATGATTATGAGAAGAATGATGAGGATTTATATAATATTGAAGTAGGCAGGAGACCTATTTTGCAGTTTTGGAAGGCATTAAAAACGGGACAGATAAAGACAGATAAAAGCGATTCCCGATATGCCCCATTTCAATATCAATATGATTTTCTAACATCCAGAAAGACAAATTGTTGGATAATAGGAGCAAATAAGTCAGGGAAGTCCGAGGCATGTCATATCAAAACTGCCTTGACTTTAATGGGGCTTAATAAGCTTATTCCTGCCCCTAATGATGGGTATGTGGTTGGACTTGACTGGGCAACTATTAGAGATACGATACTTTCAAGAATACTTGAATTGATCCCCTCTGCGGATCTTTTAGGCAGAAGTGTGGAAAAGGCTTGGAGTGCCTCTAAACGAACTTTATTTATGACTAATGGGAGCAAAGCGATTTTCAAATCAGCTGACTCTGGTAGGTTAAAGTTTCAGGGTGCACTTCTTGATTGGGTGCAAATAGATGAAGAGATACCTTACTCTGTTTATAAAGAAGTCAAAATGCGGGGAAAGGGAGGAAAGCAAGGAGAAGAAAAGCGGCTTTATATATGGGGTACTGCTCTTCCAAATTTACTTATAGGGCGGAATAGTTATCTTTATAAAGAAATTGTTATGAAGAAAAATACGCCAAATTATGATGTATTTACATCCATAATGGATGATAACCTTTCGCTTTCAGAAGAGCAAAAAGATGAATGGAAGGATAGCTGTTCTGGGAATGAATACACGGCACGAGTATTGGGAGAATTTTTTTCATCGACAGAATTAGGAATATTTAATGGGGAGTATTTACAGGAGATAAAAGAAAACTATAAACAATCTCCGCTATCAAAGGGAAGATTAAAGAAAATTGATGGGATGATTATTTTTGAGGCTCATGGTACAGGGAAATGGCAGATATGGAAGATGCCACAACAAGGACAGGTTTACTCAATTGGAGTTGACTCTTCTACAGGTGAATCAGAAGACCCCAGTTGCATACAAATACTTGATGTGATTACTCAAGAACAGGTTGCGAAATTTTGGGGTAAGGTGGATGAAGACACTTTGGCTGAGGAGATTGTAAAAAGCGGACAATGGTATAATAATTCTTCTGTAATAATTGAGGTTACTGGCGGTATTGGTAGGGCAGTTCAGAATCAAGTAATGAAATTGGGCTATTATAATCTTTATAGGCGAGAAATTTATGATCAATATGGGCAAGTATTGAGTGATAGGTTAGGGTGGGAAACAAAGGGCGGTAGAGGAGATGGAGGAACAAAGCCGCTTCTCTTAATGGATGGTAAAAGATATGTTAATGGGGGTGGAATAATTAGGGATGTTGAAACCATTGAAGAATTCCAAAATTATTTAAGGTTTGCTGATGGTTCAAGCGGGGCAAGGCATGGATGCCATGATGACATGGTAATAGCATATTTACTGGCATTAAGGCAAATAAATGAAGGGAAATGTTTTGATATTATATTACCAAGTTGCTCATTTCCCTTGTCAAATGAAATAAAGAGTAGAGAGGATGCGGAAGCATGGCTATACGATTAATAGACATAATATGGTTGATTGCTTTAATAATATCGTCAAATTCATTATGTGTGTTACTTGGTGCATATATTGCATGGAGATGTAAGGAAAACAAGTCAATTTTATCTTTGCCAAACATAACATTTCCATTAAATAATAATGCCGAGACGATGAATGAGAAACGGTATAAAAAGATATTAGATGAAGGGGTTACAGAGGTCTAATGCCAATATACGAATACATATGTGATGACTGTAAGGATGTGCAGGAAATATTTATTCCGTACGAACAAGTATCCCTCTGTAAATGTGGTGGGCAGATGAAAAGGGTATACTTAACTCCACCAGCAGTGAAAATGAATACATTGAAAGGAGGGTATTATAAGACACAGAGTTTAGATAAAACAACAGGTGAATCTGTTGTTTGTACTACCAAACATCAATTGTCCGAATTTGGGAAAAAAAATGGAGTAATAATCGAATATGACTAACAATGTGTTTTCAGCACGAACAGATGATAAAGTAAAACAGTATTTAGAAAGCGAACTCTGGGCAAATGCGTTTGAATATAGAAAATCCACTAACTTTGGGAAAAATGCCATTAGTTATTGGGAGGCACACAATGGTAATCATTGGGACGCAAGAAAGGTAAAACCGAAGAAAGCAGCAGCGGTATTGAACCAGATAGGGGCAACAGTCGAGGATATTTTGAGTAATATTACGGATGCACCCCCCATGTTTGATGTTATACCGAATGATGAAAGATTTAAGGAAGAGGCTGAGATACTTAAGGATGTTTTTAATCGCTATTTATGGCGTAAAAGCCGAATGGATACAGAAATACAATTAATTGAAAGATGTGCTTTGGTTGTTGGTTCTGGACATTTCAAGACGGCTTATGATGCCGATAAAAGGGCTATTATAACAAGATATATAAGTCCATTTTCTTGCTTTCCTGCCCCATACGAAACAAGAATGGATGATATGACTTATTATATTCATGCACAATTGATGCCGAAAATAATACTTCAAGAGCGTTTTGGGAATGAGATTAAGGATATAAAGAAAACCAGAAACCTTACTTATGAATTTATGCCTGATATGGAGATGGAGGCAGCTAAGGGACTTTGGGCAGGGATAAAAGAATCAGCAAGACAGGTATCGCTTGGATTAGGAAACTTTATTGGTCAAACAGAGAATGTCAATAATCAGGATAGATTGTTAATTAGAGAATTTTGGGTCAAAGACTTAACGAGTGTAGGCGGACAAAGGAAGTATCCTACATGGCGATATTATGTTATGGTAGAAGATATTATTTTGAAATCTGCTGATCAGGTATGGAGATACCCTTTTATTCCAATTATAAAAATAGATGATTATGTTACAGAAGGTTATTGGGGAAGGGGTGAAATCGAGTGGATGTTGTCACCTCAGTTTCTTATCAATAAATTTATGAGCCAGATATGTAATTATATGGATTTAGTGGCAAATCCACCCATTAAAGCTGAACAAAATTCAGGTGTAACTAATGAAAATTGGGTTACAAGAGCAGGAGAAATCTTGCATGTAAATATGGGATTTTTTGATAAAGTTGATTTTATGCGTGTGCCTGCCTTACCACCAGAGTTTGTGGGGTTAATAAATAATCTGCTTAAGATTTTGGATAGTATCACAGGGCAACATGCAGGAATGCCTACTCGGACAGCAGCTCAGGCGATGCTATTCAGTGAGGCAGAACAATCAAGGACAAGACCTAAAACCCGTAATATGGAAAATGGGTTACTTGAATGGGCTGAACAATGTAAAGAGTATATAAAACAACATTGGATGTCTGGGAAAAAAATCACTTTTAGGGATGATAATGGGGACATTGTGCAGAAAGAGTTTAAGGACATAGATGCTTTGGATGAATTAGGGTTAACAATCACTACAGGAAGCACTGTGGCATCTACGAAACTATTTTTGCTATCTCAATTAGAAAGAGTGCCTGAATTAGATTTACAGACAAGATTGGAGCTTATGGGTTTCCCAAATCCCAAACAAATGGCTGATAAAGTTGAGGCAAAACAAGGTGAACTTACTCAACTTAAGTTGCAGATGGGGCAGATGTTACAGGAGAATAGAGGGTTGCAAGAGCAACTTTCAAAGATAACTGGACAAATAGGATAAGGAGGTGAAATATGGTAGGAATAGGAAAATATAAGGGAAATTATCAGTTACCAGACGGGACAACAGAGACAGGGCAACCAACAACATCATCAGTATCAAAGCAATTACAGCAGGCAATAGCCATTCTTACTGCTATTAGGGCAGACGAAAATATAAGAGACGATGCTGTTGATAGCTTTTTAGCACAAACTATTGAAGGATTGACTAAGATAGCTGAGGGTGAAAGCGTTGCAGAGATGCTGTCTAATCAAAGCAGTATAACCAGACAGTATATGTATCGGGACGATGGACGGTCTGGAGGGTCAAAAGAAGTCCCCAATCCTCTTGTATATAGAGCAAGAGGGTAATCGGTAAGTGTCAAATTAAGACCAACTTAATAAAAAGTGCTTAATAGCCAACCAACGGTGCTTAAATAGCCAACTTAAAAACAAGTGTCAAAAGGAGAAAAGAAATGAGAAATGAAAATGTGAACGATTTTGATATTCAGTTATTTGCGGGAGACGAAGATCCATCAGGAGAAACAATTCCATTAACTGAACAAGCAGAAGTTTCATTGCCTGCTAAAATCAAAGTAGGTGATGGCGAATTTACGGTTGAAGAATTGCAAGCAATGATTAAGGACTCGCAAAATAGTGCTGAATGGAAAAAGGCAAATACTGTGACAGCACAGCAGTTAGCAGAAGAGAGAAAGATACTTGAAACTGAACAACAAAAGTTTGAGGGGTGGAAACCAGTTATTGCTAAGTATGAAGAGGATGAGGCGTTTCAGCAATCATTAAATGATTTATTGGAAAATAAACAGTCTAATGATTTTGAAATGGGTGAGAAGGACCCTCAACTTATTTCTACTCAAAATGAACTATCAACACTTAGAAAAGAACTGGAAAACGAAAGAGCAATAAGATTGGCTAAGGAACAGACAGAAGAGGGTCGCATGATAGAAATAGACCGAAGTCAAATCGCAGCCAAAATAAAGACAAGTGGGGATGTTTTTACATACGAAGATGTAGAGAAGTTTGCTACAGAGAACCTAATCCCTGTATTGTCAGTTGCGTATGACATTTTAAGAGGTTCAGATGCCAACATAGCTCATCATGTTCAAACTGCAAGGGCTGCTGCATTAGCAGAATATGAAAAGAAAGCACCGCCGAGGATTGCACCTATGGGTGGACAAGGTGGAATAGTAGGACAGGAGACAGTGTTCACAAATTTTAGGGATGCAGCTATAAGAGCAGCGGCTAAATACCCTAATGTTTTTACTGAATAAGGAGGAAAATTATGGCAATGATTAATGAAGTAGATTTAAGGAATGGGATTATATCAGAGTTGAGACCTGGTGTAAGAAATCAAGTAACAACTGCTTGTGAATTAATGGAGAGGTTGTATTATGGTAGAGGGAAGAATGCACGAGGAAAAACAAGATACCGTAAAGGTTCGGATCTAAATGAAATGCTTTCTTATGGCAATAAACGGTCTAAGGAGACAGACGGAAGAGAAGATGTGGTTGTGCCGCATTCTTTCAGTGCTGAAAAGCAAATGGTTGTTAAATATGGGTGGAGAGTTGGAGATATTTTACTCCATGATGATGATTTGTCATCCAATAAGACGGGGCTTCAGATTTTTAATCTTATGGCTACGCGAATAAAAAATATGACAGAAGGAATGGCAGAAGATGTGGCTTTGGCTTTGTATGCAGGAAAGAGATTGAAAGGAGCTAATGGGGGAAGTGCAAAAGCATTTGATGGAATTAAGGAGGTTATCGGTAATGATAATATATATGGTGGGATTGATAGGGTTGCATTCCCTTGGTTTCAATCAAAGGTAGTCGATTATGTTAAGCTTGCAGCCAGTCCTGCTGACTCATTAATATCTTTGTTAAAGATAGATGCAATGCACGGACAAATTAAGTTAGGACGAAAAACTATGCCCACTTTGCAAATTACATCTCAGGAGTTGTGGCAAGAGGTAGTAACTAGTGCAAGGAAAGAAAGAAGTGTTATAGAAAAAGATCCTTCGCTATCTATTGAGAGGGGGGTAGACAACATTGTCCTAAACGGTTCTCCTGTCATAGCGGATATTAACTGCCCTATGTATCCATCAACAGTGGCTGGTGATCCTGCTGGCACTATGCGGGGGGATTGGTATTACATTAATGAAGACACAATCCAGTTATTTGTAGACCCAGATTACGACTTTAAGGTCAGTGAATGGAAGGATGTTTATGGTACAAAAATTGGCGGTGCGGATAACGGCAAGACTGGTATTTCGGTGCATTCCAGGGCATTGTATGTTAAATTAGCAATGTGTTTGTATTGCAATGAACCCAGATCAAATGGAAAATATGTTGGTTTCACATTACCAACAGAATAAGGTTTTGAGGTGGGGGGGTATAATGTTCTATTATACCCCTTGTAAGGCTAAGAAGGAGATTTTAAAGATGAAGGAAATAGTTTTTGTTTACAATTATGGAGATGTTGATTTTATAGATGGTTTTAGGGAAGAGAAAATATGTATAAAATCAAAAAAACATATTCCTATGACATACAACATGGCAAGATATTTTATTGGAGACTCCACTCCGAGAGGGACAATGGATGCGGCTTTCAGGCGTGGCGGTATAGCTCCTACACTAAAGGCATTTGAGAGTGAAGAAGAAATGGCAGAATATATCAATAGAATACCTGGAAAAGATATTGTTTCTACTGATGAGCATGACATTCATAACCCTATTCCTTTGTCCCCCAAAGACAGTGTAGAGGTTATTAGTTTTGGTAAATTTGCAGGGCAAGCATGGGAAGATGTATTAACTCCAGAAAATTTTGATGTCAAATATTGGGCGGTGGTAGGTAGAACATCTAAAAGTATTCCTGATAATAGAAAGGCACAAATCAATGTTCTCCTGAGACAGGCAAGGATGGAGAAAGATGGCGATAACAGTTCAGGAGATAGTAACTCGGATAAATAATCATTTTGACGATTCAAATAATGATGCTTATTCTTTGAATGTTAAAATTAACTGGATAAATGCAGCACAAAAAGATTTAGCCTATAGATTGCCTATAGAGTTTTTACAGAAGATAGTAAAAACTGAGAAACAAGATACACAGGCATCTTATGGGGATATGGTTAGCTGGTTATACCCATTGCCTGTAGATTTTCTTAAAATGGTAGAGGTTCTATATCATAATATTGCATGTAAACTGATTAAACTGGGACAGCGGCAGATGATAGGGAGAAACATGGATTTAATGCCGTCAGAGATAGAACCAATAGCATTAATTAGAGAGGGAAAGATTGAAATATTCCCTTCTCTAAATTCACAAACGGATGGATTAGAAATTATTTATATTGTTAATCCTATTACATTGACTACTGTAACCGATGTAATTCAATTAGATAATTATGTGGAGTTGATTTTTAATTATGTTCTTTGTCAGGCATACGCAAAGGACAATCAGCCAGAAGCAGATAAATATCTTAATTTATATATTGGATATATAGCAGAAATATTGGGGGTAAAATAATATGGGAATAACATTAACTAAAATATTGGCAGATGTTAGATCAAGGGTGAATGACGAACAAGGAATACTTACTAACACATTATTAATCCATTGGACGAATATTGCACAGGAAGTAATTTATATGCAATTATTGCCTGTTCTTGAGCCAAAGATGACAAAAACACAAATCAGGACAGTAACTTCTAATCCTTCCGTTTCTTCGCTTGTGCTACCTGATGACTGCAAACAATTAAGAAGAGTGGTTATAAATGGCAAAAAGGCAAAGCAAAAAAACATTGATGAAATAGATTCTATGGTGGGGACTTTTGGTGCAGATGATAGTCAACCAGCGTATATGGAATGGTCTGGCTTGATTGAAATATTCCCTACTTCTCTTGTATTAACAAGTCTTAGATTTGATTATCTTAAGCAATTAACTGAATTAATTCTTAATACGAATGAAATATCTGCATTACCAATACAATATCACGGTTTACTTGTGGATTATGTAGAAATGTTGGCATTGAGGAAACTGAATAGAATAGATTTATCGGGGGCAGCTGAGCAGACTCTATCAAAAATGTTTAATGATATTTTGAATGTTACTGCGGGACAAATAGCAAAGATAGACGCAGATAAGGAAAGGATGTAATGTAATGGCTTACACTGCAAAAGAAATTATAGATGATGTATTGGGAAGAATTGATGATGAAGAGAATAAAATATCTCGCAAATGGTTACTTCATCTTCTAAATATGGCGTGTATAGAATATGCCAAAAGGACAAAAAGTTTTAGAAAAGAATATTCTCATACTATTAACACTCTGTATAATGCGTTTGCATTGCCAGAGAATGTGCTGGAGATAAAGAATGTAAAGTATTCCGTGGATGGGGTAGATTGGCAACAATTATATCCTATGAATCTGAGCGAAAGGCAAAGATTTGAAAAAAAGATAATGGTGACTTAATATGAATATTGGGGATGAATATGGCGGAGGGAAGATATTTTATATTTCACCTGAGAAGACAATGGTTCTTATAGTTGCTCCTGTTGATGTTGGGGATGAGTCAAATTGTTATTGGGGAGTAGAAAATATTCGTGTTGGTGCGAATGATGAGGGAATTGGAGATGGAAAGTATAATACTGATTTAATTATTACCTCTCAAGTTAATACGGCAGCAGAGGCATGTAGGGCATATAATGGGGGAGGTTTTAACGATTGGTATTTACCATCAAAAACCGAATTATTCTTACTATATTCAAATAAAACATTGTATGGAATGGGAGATGATTTTTATTGGAGTTCCACGGAACATGATATTACTAACGCATGGTCTCTATCATGTAATGCTGTTGAGCTTATAGGGGCAATGCAATTGAGAGGCAAATGGAACGGAATGGGACGGAGACCTATTCGTCAAGTAATATTTCCACCTATTCCCCCTACTCTGTTATCTCCAGAAGACAATGCAATCAATGTCCCGATTACTTCATTAGCAACTTGGTCTGCAGGTGAGAGTGTAACAGGATATATAATTCAGAAGGCATTAGATGTAAATTTTACGCTTGGTGTAACAACCAAACAAATGGGTAATTTTACAAGTAACCAGTTTAATGACCCTATTTTGGAGCATGATACATCGTATTGGTTGAGAGTAAAGGCGATAAATGCTGTTGGTGAAAGTGATTGGTCGGTAACAAGAAGTTTTACGACAATTCAAGTAATTCCAAACATTCCCTTATTAAATACCCCTGAGGATGGGGCGGTAAATGTGTCTACACATACCTTGTTATCTTGGTTTGCTGCTAAAAGAGCAGATACTTATGATATTGAGATTAGCATTAATTCTGATTTTTCTAAGAAAATATTCTGGCAAAATTGTGTGGCTATTCAACGATATTTTATTTTGAAAAATAATACAACCTACTATTGGCGAGTGCTAGGAGTTAATATTGCAGGCATAGGAAGGTGGAGTATAGCAAGAAGTTTTACGACAATTCAAGCAATTCCAGACATTCCCTTATTAAATATCCCTAAGGATGGGGTGGTAAAGGTATCTTTAAGACCGATACTTACTTGGAATGCAGTAAGTGGGGCAAGCTCTTATAGGCTACAGATGAGCCTTGTAGAGAATTTTGCAACACAAGTGATTAATGTTGCTGGGATACCACCAATCACATACTTTTTTGTAAGAGGACCTTTGGCGAACAATACTGTTTACTATTGGCGGATATGTTCGGTAAATGCTGTTGGTGAAAGTGATTGGTCGGTAACAAGAAGTTTTACGACAAAACAAGCATGTCCAGGCATTCCTTCGCTTGTTTTTCCAGAAAATGGGGCGGTAAATGTGCCTTTAAGACCGACACTTACTTGGAATGCGGCAAGTGGGGCAAGCTCTTATGGGTTACAGATGTGGGACGAAGCGAATCTTCGGTTTTATACCCCTAAATTAATAGGCACATCATATCTTGTAACAACAGATTTATCTAGCAATACTGTCTACCATTGGGAGATGCATTCGATAAATGATGATGGTAATGGTTCTGGATATAGCGAGATAAGAAGTTTTACAACTATATCTTTACCGCTTGTAGCAAGTTTTATCTCTGATGAAGAACTTGGCGGGGTTGTAGTAGGAAGAAGTTCTTTAAAGGTGCATTTTCATAGCACATCAACTGGTAGCCCCAAGTTATATAAATGGATGGTTGATGGTGTCGTGTTTTCAAGGGTTCCTGATCCCATAAAATTTTTTACTGTCGAAGGGCAATATACAATTTGTTTGAATGTACAGCGTGGGATAGAATCAGAGACGGTAGAGAAAGTAGCATATATTACAGTAACGCATGGAGTAGCAACCTCGATTGTATTAACTACGGAAGGGGGGATAACTTCTTTAGAATCAGGTTCACAGATACCATTAATTGTAAAAGCTAAAGATGCCGCAAATAATGAGTGGGATGCAACAGAGCAAGTTGTTCTGACTGAGAATGATCCAATAGGGACAATAGCTGGAAATGTATATACTGCTAGAGCAGTAGGGACATGGCTGATTACAGCAACGATATAAAGGAGAAAGAGAAATGCCAACCGCTACAATTCCGCTAATAGTAACATCTCCTCCTATATCTGGCACACCAAGAGGTTATTTTGTTCACGGTAACCGATTAGTAATAGATGCGGTAAATGCAGGATATTTGTTGGTAGATTATTATTCTAAGCCAGAGAAAATAACTGATGAAAGCATGGATATATCCGTATCAGACGAAGATGCAGAGATAATAATATTGTATGTATTGCAAAGAGTGTTAGGGAAGTTACTTGATTGGAATGGCGTGACAGAAATTCAGAGACAATATAAAGAGGCAATAAGACAAGTAACACCCATAAGGCAATCTCAAGAATTAGAGACATTATGGGAACAAGGGGGTGGCTACGATTGAAGAAATTACTTTTAAGTATGAGTTTGTTAATATTGGCAACAGTAGCACATGCAGCAAATCCATCATTCAAAAGCTTGATTATCCCTAAAGATGGGTCGGGAGCGAAGTATAACGCTTTGGTAGGTTATAATACAATAACTGGTGGTTGGCAATTTATTAATACAAAAAAGCT